ATTAGATTTGATACGCACATTTTGAGTACCATTTCTTTTAAATATAATATCAGATGGTGTGTTGAGTACTAAATCATTATTACCATCATAACCAAGAGCGTCAAATTGAGTACCTCCATTATTAACAAACTGTATGTATTTAGCATTAGTTCCTAGTAATATATTACCACCTACTACTGATAGTGTCTCAGCAGGTGCACTTGTACCTATACCTATGTTACCTGTTTCATCTATGCGCATTCGTTCAGCTTGTGTACCAGCACTCGCTGTGTAAAACGCTAATTGACCATCATCTTTATTAGTAGTATCTGGACCAGTCATAATCATCATAGTACCAATAACTGTTCCATCCCACTTACCTCTCATTGCCATAGCGTGTGAATTTTCACCTGACCTATTTGCATCACCAAGTAAAGTAATAGCAGTATCACCAGTATTAGTCATTTTCAATGTAGCGGCGTCCCATTCGAAAGTACTGTAACCTGCTATAGTGTTGGCAGTAGATGCTCCTACTGCAATTCGGTCTTCTGCTATTGAACCACCTATAGTTCCAGTGGCAGCAGCTGCCCATTTTAAACCAGTCGTTTCGGTAGAGTCTGCTGTGAGCACATAAGTGTTAGTTCCTGCGGCTAAGGCAGTAGGTACTCCTGACCCATCGGCACTTAATATTTTACCCTTAGCAAGAGTTATTCCGCCAAAACTTCCTGCGTTATTATATTGAACATCATTAGAACTACCTCCGGGATTAGCTGCATCTGACAACGCTGATAAATTAACGGTAACATCTGATAGCCCACCGTTACGGGCTAAAGAAAGGGTATAATTAGGTGAACCACCTAATGTTGCCCCAGTAACATACCAATTCTTGTTAGAAGTAGGGTCTACAGCTTTTTCTATAGCTTGTATACGTTTGCGACCTACCGCATTTGGCGGCATTCTGTTTAAAATCGATTGATAATTAGGCATTCCTACTCCGAACTAATAAAAATGATTGGGGAGATTAAGGTTCTCCCCGAACCTTTTATAATTAAAACCTAGTCAATCTAAGCAGCGCTAATTATAATTTGTCCAGCTTCAGGTCTAACGATTTTCAAACCATATCTCATAGACATGTATGAACCGATAATTCCGAATCCGGGGTTTGCTTCTTCAACTGTTAGTGGACGTCTTTCGACGTAAGCCATAGGCTTGATACTCAAATCGAATATTCCCATTCGAGTTGATGGTACCCATGCGTTTACAACGACATTTAATCCATAAAGTTGACCTACTAATCCACCAGTAGAAAGCATTCGCCCGAATGGGTTTTCGCTTCCTGCGTCAGTCGGCATAACATTACCACCACTAACTGGGGTAGCTGCCATTGCTGCACTAAACACTGCGGTGAAATCTGCCATCTTTAACAGATTCTCATAATGAGCAGGGGACAAGAACAAGTGTGTTGCATTGTATCCGTGCTTTGACATACGAGTAATAGCTGCGGAAATATCTGATAAAGATATTGCTCCTACGCCACTTACTCCGTCGTCATTATAACCGTCTGCTGCTTGCAAATCTGCCAATGTTTGATTAGCGTATTGGTCTAAACGTCCAGCGAAAGTTGCTCCTGTACCGAAGAAACCACCGTTAGGACAGTTTGAGAAGTTTGTAATAGCTGATTCTGCCGTGGAAGCGGTGATGCTACTATTGCTAACACCTGTTCCAAGCTCGGCTGAACCGATACCGAACATGACTTCTACAACGTGTTGCGTCATGTGTCTATCGACTGCACGACGTGCTTCGTTCAATGCCATCTCGACTTCGTTGAACCTTGAATCTTCTATCATTCTGCGGGTAACACCTACTGCAAGACCCCACTCTTTAACTGCCACTCGCTCGGAGCGTAGTTTAGTGTGTTGGTATTGCGGAGTGCTTCCTTCATCTATTCTTTCCATCGCCATGGATGGTTTTGCGAAAGTAATATCAATATTACCGCCTGTATCTGTAGTCATTGGGTCTGCAAAGAATTGCATAACTGGAAGGTCTGTGACCTTGTAATCCAAAATTGCATCTTTATAGTCAATAAGTACTCGCTCACCAGTTCCACCTGTATTGTTGTAGGAACCAGTGTTAAGGCTTGTTAGTATACCGGGAGTTGCGTCAACCATTTAAATCACCTCAACCACATGCACTTTACCAACCCAAGCCCTGAAGCTTGTGTTTCTAAAGCTATTGCGACATCTGTACCTGCTGCTGCAACTGTAGCTGCTGTGCCTGTAAAGTCTAAGACTCCAGCTCCATCTACAATTCCTAAGTCACCAACAGCGACTGCGCCAGTAGCATAAATGTTTAAAATTACGCCGTGGCCAGTTATAACGCTGGCTGGTCCGTTGTCTGCTGCATCAGTTAGGGCTACACCACAAGTAACTACTGAATCAGCAGCTGCTTGACGTACGTCGTTAGCAGTTCCTGAGAGTTCAATCTCTACTACTTCTCCACCTGATATAGCTCCGTTAGCTGTAAAAGGTAGTATACGTGAGGGTGCTCCTCCGTCGTTCACTAATATTTCTGTTGCCATATTTATTCACCTCTATAATAGTCTTTGTTAATTTTTATTTTTCCATCGACTACTTTCATACCGAACTGTCTTTCGGTTTCTGGTACTTCACCTTCGTCAGCTGATTTACCTTTTCCGAATGACCTTTCGACTTCGTTGCTTGGCTCTGGCATTGCTGCTAGAGCGTCGCTAAATCCAGTCAATCTGGATTCATCCCATGCAGAGAGTTCCTCTACACGAGCATCCTTCTTAGTTTCTTCGATAGTACCGAATAAAACTTCGCGGGATATAATTGCTTCAACTGTTTCAACTTTTCGAGCTTCTGCTTCTTTTTCAAGTCTTTCTTCTTCTGACTTTTTAAAGGCTTCTAATTCTTTCATAGCTGCTTTAAATTCAGATTCAATTTCTTTCTTAGATGCTTCTGCTGCTTCAAGTTGTGTTCTTAGTGAAGCGAACTCGCGTTCGACAATGTTCTCTGCGTCGGACTTTACAGTTGTTTCTTTTGTCTCTTCTGACATATTTACCTCTGTGTTTTCTGACTTACATCCACAATCTCCTTCTTGGCCACCACAACCACAGTCGTGGTCGTCTTCCGGTTCTTGTGAATCACATTTCGTTTCTATAGTACATTCATTACAGACTGGGTCCATCTTTTCATTGTCAATGAAACTTACCTCTGTAGGACGAATCTTAGTAGCGAATGTATCACCCATCACATCAATATCGTTGGAAAACCAATCAATACTAACATGTGTCATATCTCCGTCCTTGACTTTGTTCATTACCTCTTGACCACGGCCATATTTGTTAGATACTGTTGCCAACATCTTAACAGCGGTCTTTCCATTATCCATCTTGATTAGCTCAGGTTTCGTTGCCATGCCGATTAAATCCTCAGCTGTTCGTTGATGGTCTACATAAATAGGAAGCTCGTTAAAACTTTCTATATTATCTTTTAACATACCTCCTTCTATATAAACTTTATGTTGTTCTCCTTCTTCCTCATATTCGTGAGGACCGGATGTAATAGCGATAACAGGGAAAGATACAGAATCAACTCCATCATCGCTTGTATAAGTCATATCATCACTCTCACCTACTGAAAGTGCGAATGACCTGCGAGTAGGCTCAGTTTTAGTTTCCGCAAATTCCCGCTCCACGCCATTCTCTTGCGCCCACATGCTACACATGCCAGCTGCAATCTCTTCAGGGTTATCAAAACCCCTCTTCTTCAGGTTTGCTTTAGTTTGTATCATACACTTTTCAAATGTCATTTTCTATCACCTGTCACGTTTGCGGAGGGCTTATTGCCCCTATTTTGTGCTCTGGAGGATTCTTCTTTCTTATCTTTATCTCTTCCACCAGAAATGTTTGCATTCTTATCACTCTGTTCTTTTTTGATAGGAGATGCTTTAATATCTTCAGAAGTTTCCATATCTAATTCTACTACTCCTTCTGGGTCTAAACCTCTCTCTTCTCTTACTTCACCGGGTGATAATACACCTTCAGACAAATAAATCATATCTGTCTTAGCTTTTGTAAATGCATCTTCAACATTAATTTGCCTAAACTTAAATTTTGCTTCACCACTTTCTAATTGTGGCATAAGCTGAGCATTAATTGCTCCTTCTACCATAGTTTGTAAATATCTTACATATGGTTCAAAAATAGGACGTGCCTTTTCTGGGTCTGTCCACATTGTTTTAGGAACTTTAAGTGCCATGTGTATTTTATCAAGTATATCATCAGTATACTTTCCATACTCAAATGCTCGTTGAGTTCCTTGTAGTTCTTTAATTTGTATGTCGTTACCATGTATAATGTCTTCACCGGGGGCTAAAGAATTAAATGCATCAACTATTTCATTAATTTTATCAGGACCATAAGGCATATCAGGTAACCCAGCACTTACATCAAATCTACTTGATGCATATTTATTAAGTGCAGCACCTATATCTCTTTCAGCGTAATCCTTTAAATCAACTAAATATATAATAGGGTGAATATCAGAGAGTCCATAAGCTAAATCATCAAAAGAATTATTATTAAGCTGTATTATCTCATCTTCTTCAAACCTTACATTCTCTTCATCATCTCCTACTTTTTGGTAGTAGTATTCTATTTGTCCGTGCTCATTCCTTTTTACGAACATAGTCTGACTAGAACGTAAAACTAAATTGTCACCAGTCCATTCTAAGTAGGAACTACCAAATATTCTTGCATTTCTCAACCACCCATATAAAATATTTTCAATATTAATATCTCTAAACATTTCTTCTAGTTCATCGCGGAGTTTATCATCTTCTGTTACTATATCAAAATTATCTTTAACAGCGTACAAACATGGTAAATCTATTAAAGTTCTTATTATTGGGTCAGCAAGATATATATTCATATAGGTTCTATTTTTACCTATATGTGGTTCATAGTCTTTCTCTTGCCCAAATGTAAATCCTCTATTGATTTTGAGACGTTTGATGACTCCTTCACCGTAACTACGGGGGTCGTCTTTCTTATACGAAGGATTGCTTCCAATAGATGCAAACCTGCGTCTAACATTATCTATAAACGACATGGCTTTAAATAATTAATCTTAATGAGTATATAAAGTTTTTGTTAGATTCCTCGTAAAGATTGTTTGTTTAGCTTAACTTTTCGTTGAGTTGTAGAAAATAATGGACCTGTTGAGTAATTTCTACGCCCCATTGGAGTAGATTTATTAATTGGTGTAGATATAACACTTTGACTAAAATTACCTGACATAGGAAGCATACTTAGCGTCGCATGTAGTGCCATAGCTGAACTATCACAATAATCATCATGCTTATTACTAGGGGCTGCAATCTTTTCTGTTTTATTGGCTGCATCCATTGTGTATTCTAAATCAATATGTTCTCTAGTCCATTTATGTATTAACTTAGCATCATTAGGTTCTAAATTATCAGGGTTGGGTACTTTTACTCTTCCTTGTTGGATGTAGGAAACAAAGTCTCTATACATTTGAGTTTTAGTACCTTTGGGACCACCAGTGAAAACAAACGGTACAAAATGAACGCCAGCATCTAAACACGCCAACCGTAAATCTTGTTCAACCGCACCACCGATACCAGTACAATCCACAATAAGCCTATTAGCCCCAAGCTGATTGGTAACGTCCATAATACGTTGACGTTGGTATGGAATATCGTGTCCACCAGTTCTGGCATTAATTTCTTCAATGTAAACAAGTCGTGCAATATTTTCAGCATCAGTCTTTTCAAGGGACCATGCACTAATAACAGTAGAGTTAACAGATTTGCCAATGTCAACCCCAACATTAATATTTGCTCCTCCCGGGTTTCCCCCATCAAGTCCAGTAAGTTCGTAATCATCATAACATCCTTTTATTTTTTCTGGATTAAATACATTCGATACCGACTCTACAAATTCACATTCATATTCTGTCCTCCAGTAGATAGAATCTTCTCCCCATTCCGTCATTTTATCTAACATTTCTACGTCAGTATAAGGAGCTGAATATGCATCTCCTTTTTTCACTGCATCTCTCCATGTATAATGTAATCTTTTGAAGGTATCAGCATACCCGTCATCATACAAATATCTATACATATGGTTGTCTTTTGACTTTGGTGTACCTAAATTTATGAACGGGGCCTTATTTGAAACTATCGCTGGTTCTACGTTGTCTATAAATAGTTTATCGTCGATGAGAGGAGACTCATCAACTACTAGGAACGTAGGGTGTTGTCCTCGAATAGCTTGTCCTTGGTTACTAGGCGCCAATGGAGCCCTTCTCATAATTGTGCCCCCCTTAAGTGTTATGTTGGGCTTATTATGAAAGCGATAATTCTTAACTAAGCCGTTTAAAAAACTGTTATCCGCGAAATGTCTATATACATAATTAAAGATTAAAGCAGCTTGGTCTTCTGTAGGAGCTAATATAAATACTAAATCTCTAAATCTATTAAAGAACATATATATAGCTACTGCTACTGATAAAGCAAAGGATTTACCACTTCCTCGTGGAGCTAAAATAGCTAATTTAGTTTGCTTTCCATCTTGTCTTTCCATTAAACATTCTAGAACAATATCTTCTTGCAGGGGTCTTAAACGTAATGGTCTTTGTTTACCATCTATCAAATAGGCAGAACAAAAAGCGCGAAGTAATTTCCTCATTTTACTTCTATCTTGTCTACACTGTTTGAATATATTCTCTAACTTCCTTGAATCTAATCCACCTTTACCTGTCAATATCTTCTTTAGGTGGCTTTGGTCCTTCATCATCTGCTAACTCCTCTAAAAATGCACCAAAGCTTTCAGTATTCTTTTCTACTTCAGTTGGTACTTCTATATTTAATGCTCTGAATTCTGTATGTATGTCGCGAACGATTTGATTTCTTTGGCGCAAGAGCTCTGTTCGAGCGTTAACATCCCGAATACATATAAGAATTTCCGACCACAAAAGGTCTTCAAGAGCAAGATTGCGCGCCAGAAGACGGACAAGCTCTTTATGACGCCCATATTCTGCTTCTCCGACTCGCTGACGTAATCTTTGCTCGTATTTCTCTACGTTCAAAGTGATTTGCCTTCATCAAGGGCTGATTTAACTTTAGACTTGACTAATGCGGCAAGTTCGTCGTCTTTCTCATCCCATGCTGTTACCAATACATTTCGAACTAAAGAGTCTTTTACGTGCTTTTGTGCTGTTTCGTCTAGCTTTTCAAAAGCTTTCATCTGTGCTTTTGTTAAATTCTTATCTAACATGTCCATCAATTCAGCTTCGTTATTCTTTATATATTTAAAAACTAACTCTTTAACTGCTGGTACAGTATAAGCAATATAACCTGCCATACCTAATACTAATGCAGCTAATGCCATAAGTAATGGTTCATCCATTAAAGCGTCTAACATTCCAGATTCTTCTACAGTTTCTAATAATGCAGTGATGTTTCCATCTTCACTTGTGTTGTTTGACTCAAGTGCTGTGCTATTGTCTGCTGTGTTGTTATTTGTTTCATTCATATGTTGATATCTCCATATTGGGGACTCTCACAAGGCACTTGCGATAAGTATCCTGTGATGCCATGGCCCTACTGCGAGAGCCCATACATAAGTAGAATGTCTACCTATATAAAGCTTACTAACATTTCCATCTTCTACGTGCTTGATTAATTCTTGAATTAGGGTCGTTTTGTGTTTTCTTAGAACTTCTCTTTTTCTGTCCTGCTGACCTAGCACAATAAGATTTACGTCTTTTGGCAGCTTTACTACCTTTCTTGACTTTACCTGTAAC